GGGGGTGGCGCCCCGACCCCTTCGCCGCGGCCGGATCCGGTGGTTACGGGGGCCACCGGTGGCGCTGCCGCGACGCCCACACCGGAGATGATCGCCAACGCCACGACCACCCCGAGCGCGCTGCTCCAGCCCTTCAACGGCCCGGTGCCGGCCAACGCCACCACCAGTCCGAGCGCGCTCCTTCAGGATATCCCCTATTCCATGCTGCCTGGCGCGCATGGCCAGCCGCCGGCCCCGCAGGCGATCTTCAATCCGGCCTCGATGGGCCAACCGCCGGCGCCGCAGGCGGTCACCGGCGCGCCATCCGGCCCGCTGCCGCCGGAGATCGTCCCTGCCAGGGCGGCGACGCCGACAGTGCCCGACGCCACCGGCCCCAGCTCGGCCCGCCCGCCGCGCGTCATCCATCCCGACAATCCGACCGCCGGCAAGCTGGCGCAGGGCAAGGACCGGGCGCAGACGCCGAAACGGCCGAAACGCGGCGGCCAGTATGATTTGCGCCAGCAGGGCAACCGCCGCACCAATAAGTGATGCTCGATGGCATCTACCAGATCTGCGTCGCCGAAATCGTCCGCGCCGCCGAGCAAAAGGGGCTGGTCAATGTGCAGACCGAGATGGCCGAGCCGGCCGAGAATGGCACCGTGCTGATCAACGTCACCATCCGCTATTTGACGCCGCCGGCGCTGATCGAGAAGCGCCGCGCGCTGGTTGCCTGCACCGTCAATGACGCCGGCAAGGTCACCGAACTGAAGGCGGTGGCGCCGCTATGAGCAACTCAAAATATCGCCAGGCGCGCGACCTGTCGGCGATCAAAATCGCCCGGCTGCGAGCCCAGACCCCGGCGCTCGGCTCGTCGGTCAAGGCCTCGTTCAAGCCCACCGCCACCACCCTCAAAGCTGGCATCTGGCAGTCCTTTGGTGACGGCCCCGGCGGCAACGATCCCCCGCGCCCCGGCTACCGGATGGCCAGGGAGGTCGCCGTGAAGCGCATCACCCTGCCCAAAGTGTCGATCTTGGAGGATTGAAAGATGCCGTCCAAAACCCCCGCCCAGGCCCGCATGATGGCCGCCGCCGCCCACGATCCGAAATTCCGCAAGAAGGTCGGCGTTCCCAAGGGCGTCGCCGAGGATTTCAACGCCGCCGACACCGGCACCGGGATGATCAAGCCTGCGCATTCAAAGAATGTCGCAAAGAAGAAAAAACCCGGCCAATTCACCCTCAAGAAGGAGGGCAGGAAGTGACTTCTACCATCCTGTTCGACCGCACCGTCTATTTCGACAACGTCCGCGCCAGCCTGTTTTCCGGCAAGCTCAGCCAGCAACAGGTCGAGGGCCAGGAGGCGATTTTGGGCGAGTGGGAGCTGCAGGGCCAGGCGCCCGGCCCGCCGATGACCGATATCCGCTTCCTCGCCTACATGCTGGCGACCAGCTATCACGAGACCAGCCAGCAGATGTGGCCGATTGAGGAGTACGGCAAAGGCTCGGGTCAATCCTATGGCCAGAAGGATCCCGAGACTGGCCAGACCTACTACGGCCGCGGCTATATCCAGCTGACTTGGCGCGAGAATTACAAGAAGGCGACGGCCGAGCTGGGGCTGAAGGGCGATTCCGATCTGGAGTGGCACGCGGCCATGGCGCTCGACCCGCAGATTGCCGCCGACGTGATGTTCATCGGCATGCGCGAAGGCTGGTTCCGGCACTCCTCCGATGGCCGCCCGCAAACCCTGGTGCGCTACTTCAACGAGGATGTCGATGACCCCTATGGCGCGCGGGAAATCATCAATGGCGACAAAAAGACCATCCCGTCGTGGAGCAACGGGGTCAGCATCGGCAATCTGATCGCCGGCTATCACCGCAAGTTCCTGGCGGCGCTGCAGGCGGCGGCCGTCGAGGTCACGCCGCTGCCGCCCGCGCCGCCGGATCCGAATGAGCCGTTCGCCTCGACGCTGAAAATGGCGGGCCATGAGGTCATCGTCTCGATTGCCAATGGCATCGTCGCGATTTGGGTCGATGGCACGCCGTGGGAGGAGAAGCCGGTATGATGCGGCGGCCGACCGGCCGCCCGCCGCCGGATCCGAACTTCGTCAATGCCCTGGTCGTCTGCATGCTCGGCGTGGCGCTGGGCTTTGGCCTCTACTGGCTGCTGCGCTAAAAAAAGCGGCCCCGACTGGGGAATGGGAGCCGGGGCCGTCAAGTCTTCGACAATGAACCAATCAACCAACTTGCCCCGGCCGGATGAGGGTCGATGACACCGGCCGGAACCCCCTCACCGTAGTCCTTTTGCCTGCCAGGTCAAGCGTCCTCGCGGAACACTCTGCGGAAAGGCGGAATTTGCGCGTACCGTGCGCACCCTACTGTCAGGGGGCGACGATATGCCGGCATTGGACGACGCGCGTCGCGAAAAATTCTGTATCGAGGTGGCCTCGGGCCGGACCCATAGCGACGCCTATCGCCTGGTCTACAAGACCGCCACCAAGGCCAACACTGCCTCCAACGCCACCCGGCTGTCGAAAGAGAACGAGGTCATTCTCAGGATCCGCGAGCTGCAGGACGAGCAGCGGCGGCGAATCGGCGTCTCGCTCGACCATTTGCTGCGTGAGCTCAACGCCGCCTACCGGCTCGGCCGCCGCAACAAGCAGGCCGGGGCCATGGTCCAGGCGTCGATGGCCAAGGCCAAGCTGCTCGGCTTCGTCGTCGATCGCGCCGAGGTCGAGGGCACCATGCGCCGGCCGCTCAGGACCCCGTCCGAGGTCAAAACCATGAGCCTCGATGAATGGCAGGAGAAATTCACCCCCAAGACCCCCGCCAATGACGAGCCCGCAAAGCCAAAGCGGGTGGTGAAATGAGCATCAACACCAATCTCAGGGTCGAGGCCGGCTTCATCCCGCAGGAAGGGCCGCAGCTGGCGTTCATCCAGTGCCCGGCCGACATCGTCATCTATGGCGGCGCCCGCGGCGGCGGCAAGACCTATGCCTCATTGGGCGAGTTCTGGATCCACAGCGAGGATTATGGCGCCGCCGCCCGCGGGCTGATGGTCAGGAAGACGAGGGAAGACCTCAAGGACGCCATTTCGACCGGCAGCCGGATGTTTGGGCGCGCCGCTGCCTGGCGCGAAAAAGGCGGGTTTTTCGCCTTTTCCAACGGGGCGCGGCTATACTGCGCCTATCTTGAGACAGATGGAGACGCAGAAAACTATCAAGGCTGGAGCCTAACCCGGGTATACGTTGAAGAATTAACACAATATGCCTCCAGTGGTCCCGTGTTTAAGCTGCTGGCCACGCTGCGCTCGCCGGAGGGCGTGCCGTGCCAGTTCAGGGCGACCTGCAACCCCGGCGGCGTAGGGCATCATTGGGTCAAGGCCTGGGCCATCGATCAGGGGCCGTTCACCCCGACCACCGACCCCGAAACCGGGCTGACGCGGGTGTTCATCCCGGCCAAGGTCACCGACAATCCGGCGCTGCTCGCCAACGATCCGAATTATGTCTCGAAACTGAAGGCGAGCGGCACGCCGCAGCTGGTCCGCGCCTGGCTGGAAGGCGACTGGAACGTCATTGAGGGGTCTTTCTTCCCAGAATTTTCCTATTCCCGGCATGTCATCACCCCGTTCGACGTGCCCTGGCATTGGACCAAGTTTCGATCGATGGATTGGGGCTCGGCGGCACCATTCTCGGTCGGCTGGTTCGCGGTGGTGCAGGACGAGCTCTACCATGACGGCAAGCTGCTGCCGCGCGGCGCCATCGTCAGATACCGCGAATGGTACGGGATGCCCGCCGGCAAGCCCAATGAGGGGCTGAAAATCCCGGCCGAGAAGGTCGCCGAGGGCATTGTTTCACGGGAAACAATCGACGGCCACCGCGAGAAGATTTCTTATGGGGTGCTCGATCCGGCCGCCTTTGCGGTGATTTCCGGTCCAAGTATCGCCGAAACCATGCTCCGCCATGGAGTGGCGTTCCGCCGGGCGGACAATTCGAGGACTTCCAGGGATAAAAGGATGGGCGGCTGGGACCAGGTCCGCGGCCGGCTGATCGGCGGCGATGACGAGCGGCCGATGA